TGGACAAGAGTTAGGTGACTACAGTTTTGGAATTGAAGTTAATGGAAAACTAAATCAACTACTTGGTCCAAATGGAGAAAACCTGCTTACTGATCCAATAGGCATTAGGGTAAAAATATTAGAAGAAACTAGAACCAAGATGAATCTTTCTTCAGATGCAGCAAGAAAGGCTGGCGGATGGACTGGTAAAGATTTAGGACAGACTGCAGCAGGCATGGGTGTAGGTGCAGCAGCAGGAGCAGTCGGAGGGGCAATTGCTGGAGGATTGCTAGGAGCCATTGGTGGCCCACCAGGTGCAGCAGCAGGAGCAATACTTGGAGCAAAAATAGGAGCAACTATTGGAACTGTTGCAGGAAATTTCATAGGAAGAGCAGAAAGAAACAAGAGGATAGGAACTGCATCAGGCGCAAGTGTCGCTATGCAAAAGATTGCTTTGCAGCAACAGCAAGAGATGATGGACTCTGTAGAGTTGGAATATCAGACAAAACTTGCAACTGCTCAAGCAACAGGAGATCAGGCAAAAGCAGAAGAACTAACAAACACTTTTATTGAGGACAGAATTAGACTTCTTGAGCAAAACGGAAAACTTGTAACAGATATTCAAAATAGTTATAAAAATTCAGAAGGTGCAACAAGAAAAGCATTAATGACTGGAGCAGACAAGGCTGTTACAAAGCAATACAAGGGTACTGCTCTGGAAGATGTAGTCCCTCTGGCTCAACAACAGATCAATGATTCTGGAGTAGCAGATGAACTAAAGTATACATTAAAAATGGAAATGGCTAGTGGTGCCATTGACCCAATGCAAATGATTGAAATATTTGAAACATTTGGTAAAGACAAGGCCTCAATTGAAAAGGTTGTTTCTATTGTAGGAAAGTTTGGAGGAAAGTTTGCAAACCAGATGATGGGAATTGTTGGTATGTTTAAAGATCCTAAGCAGGCCACAAAGTTTGTTGCTGATATATCTGTAAAGAGTTCTGCCGAAGCAGCAAAACAACTTGAACTATTCCAAAGAATTTCTCAACTAGGTGCTGCAATTCCAGACATTAGTGTTGCCCTTGACTATTACAATAATAACCCAACTGCAGCAGCAGCGCTTCAAACAACAATTGATGAAATCAATAAACAAAAGGGAAAGATCACTTTAGACATTGCAACAAACATTATTGGTGCTGAAGAGATGGCAGTCCTTAAGGCAGATCAAGAATACTTTAACTCTTTGCCACCTGAGCAGCAAAAGGTTTATCTCCAGACTCTTACTACAATGGTAAACATGGAGGGTAATAATAAGAAAGCGATACAAGATTGGTTAGCAGCCAACCCTGGAAAAACTGAAGGAGACTACTATCGTGCATCTGCATTTGCAGTAACAGAGGCATCAAAGGCTGAGCCAGAAGCACCTAAGACTGGCGTAACTAGTGGAACATCAAAGGTAGAGTCTTCTCCGCTAGACGACCTAGTAAAGAAATTAAGAGATGTAAGAAAGAATCAGATCAAGGTTACAGAAGGCTGGAGTGCATCACGAAAGGTTCTAGATAATCTATTTGGTGGGAAAAAGACAATTGACGTATTCAGTGGAATTGAAAATGACCTAAGAGGTCTTGGCGGAAGCGAAGATCTTATCTCTTTGATAGTTGGAATGGATCCAAAGGAATACGAAAAGAAAAAGAACTCTTTATTTAAGTTTGATAATAAAGGAAACATCATAGCATTAAAGAGAGATGCTAAGAACATTCAAGAGGCTCTAAACTCCATAACCATGGGTGACTGGAATACCAACATGGAGTCACAACTTAAATCTATTGAAGATCAAAGTACTGCTTTTGATAAACTTTCTAAGTTAGGTGTTCCAGTAGCAGATGCTTATGAGTTAATATCTGATAAGGCAATAGCAGCATCAATTGCTAATGGGGTAAATGAAAAATCATTAAAAACACTAATTGCCAAGTATAAGGTTTTGACTGTAGCACAAGAAAGATCAGCAGCAGTTCAAAATGTCAAAACAGATACTGCTCAGTTTAAGAAAGATAGACTACAAGAAGACAGACTGAAGAAACTGCAAAGAGGAGACGGACAGCCTCTAGATGAAGTAGGCGCTTTTGCAGTAAACTCTGACGAGAATCTAAAAGCCCTAGATGCTTCTATTGCATCACAGGTTAGTGCATTAAATAGATTACGAAGTAAGGGCATAAGTAAAACCTTTACAAAAGATATGAAAGCCGCTGCAATTCAAAAAGCAAGCGACGACTTGGCAGACTCAATTGCTCAGTTTGAAGAAAGATTGGGACAACTGAAAAGCACAATTGGTCTATATGAAGACATGTTTAATGAAGTGTATAGCAAAGGAATGGATGCATTTGATGTAAAAGAACAAGCACTGCAGATAGACTTTGAAATAAGCACTGACTCATTAAATAAAGAAATTGAAAAAGCACAAAATGAGATAGCAGCAATTCAGTATAATGTTGACGACAAAGAAGCAGCATTAAAGTCTATAGAAGACCAAGAGCAAAAAATTAATGATAAGTATGACGAGAGAATTGAAGCGCTTGATGAAGTTGAAAAGGCAAATGCTGCAATCTCTGCTCAACAAAAGGGACAGTTAACCCTTGCAGAGGCATTAACTTCTGGAGATATCGCAGCAGCAGCAAGGGCTGCTCAGGACATGAGAGCACAAGCAGCAGCAGATGCAGTCACTAAAGAAAAGGAAGCGCTAGAGCAATCTAGAGAGTTTGAACTTTCTAGAGTTACTGGGTTTGATAAAACAGACAAGAAAAGAAAAACCAGGAAACAACTTGAAGAAGAAATAAAAACTCTTCAAGATGAAATATTCAATAAAGAAGAAGACATAATAGAGCCAAAGCAAGATAAGATTAGGTTAGCAGAAATTGATTTGAAGACCGCAATTGATAGCGTAAAAGTTGCGGGAATGACAAGAGATCAATGGGAACAAATAAAAACTCAAGTAGAGATGGCCAGAATAGGTGTAAAGGGGTATGAAGAATCTCTACAAAGAGCAGTTGCCTATAGCGAAGACTTAATAAAACTTTATAAGGGAGAAAAACTTTTACCACAGTATCAGGCAGCAGTAGTAAATGCAACAGAAGAAGAGCCTGAACCAACACCAAAAGCAACTCCAGCACCTACACCTACTCCAACACCTACACCTACACCTACTCCTACACCGAAGACTACAGGGTGTCCAGCAGGCACTAGACTAGATGCAAACGGAAACTGTACCTCTGTACTGAATCCAATAGTTCCACCAACAACCCCAAAGCCATGTCCAGGGGGAACTAAATCAGATGGAAACGGAAACTGCGTGTCTTTGCTTCCTCCAATCCTTCCACCAGTAACTACACCAAAAACAACTACTCCAAGTTATAAGGATGACGACAAGAATGGCATTCCAGACCTTATTCAGGCACCACCAAAGACAGTTCTAACACCCGTCCCAGGAACTGGTATAAAGGGTACGGGGTCTGTTGCAAAGGCATTCCCACCATTGATGGTTCCAAAGCCTGTTGCTCCAGCACCAAAAGACTTAGATAAAAATGGGATTCCAGACAACATTCAAGCACCAAAGAAGACTCTGGTTCCAGGAACTGGCGTTTATAACGGAAGCATGTTTATTCCTCCCAAATACAAGGCTAAGGGCGGACTTATTCCTAAGTACTTTGCTGTTGGCGGTTTTGCAAAGGGTACAGACACTATTCCAGCAATGTTAACTCCAGGAGAATTTATAATGAGTAAGTATGCTGTTGATTCGTATGGTGTAGATACTATGAGAAAAATAAATAATGGTGATTCTGTTGGCGGTACAGTGTATAATAATACATATACATTAACAGTTAATGCTAAGACAGACGCAAATCCAAATGATATTGCACAAGCAGTAATGTCAACAATCAAGAGGGTTGACGATAGAAGAATTAGGGGAGTGTCCTTAAATGGCCGATGAAGAGATAGATCCTAGGGTAACCTACATACAAGGTCGTAAGAAATATAACAGACCAAGTGGTATGCTATGGTCTGAAAATTCTGGTACACTTAAGAATGGCTTATATGTGCCAAACGGCTATGAGATAGGCGTAGATCCAGAAAGTGTTGAGGATGAGTCTCTGCTAGATCAGTTTTTATTAATTACTGATGATAATAGGCAGCCACTAGACTTTTCAGAAGAAAGAATTGAAAAGCGTGAAAGAATGATTAATGGCCGTATGAGGTCATACCATATTGCAGATAAGTTAAAACTAAGCACAAGTTGGAATTTAATTCCGTCCAGATCTCACGCAAATGTTCCCACATTCAATACTATTACTGGAGTTTCTCCATACAAGTCTTACACGACTGATGGTGGCGCAGGAGGAGCAGACATGCTGGAATGGTATGACTCTCATAAAGGATCCTTCTGGGTATATCTTGCATATGATAGAAAAGGTATATTTAAAGGCACTCCAGAGCCATACGATCATCTTGGACAGTATAACCAACTAATTGAAATGTTTATTAGTGATTTTTCATACTCTGTTGAAAAAAGAGGAAGCAATTTTGATTACTGGAATGTCTCAATAAGTCTGGAAGAGGTATAATGTTTGAAGACAAAGACCTGCAAACATTTTTAGAGACTTCTCCGACGGTACGTAACAAGTCAATAATAACAGCAGAATGGAACATGAACATACCAACCAATATAAAGCATATTGGAAACTATCGCTATAGACCAACGGAGACTGGTTCCATTTATTCTTCTCTTCCTACAAGTTTTGATGTTAATGATGCTGGAAACTTCTATACAGGTGCTACAGATGCTGATGTTGTAGTGGATGGAACATTTGATAATGACGATGTACCAACAGCATTTTTAACAAAAAAAGAAAAAACAAGTACTCTATATTCTTTAGAGGCATGCTTTGAGCAGTTCAGGCCAAGATCTGGAATTAATAAGGCAGTATTTTTTAAAGACGGATGGCTTCATCATCCTAACCTTTTTATGGCAGACAGACCAAGATATTATATGCCAGATAAAAATGATAAATTTAAATATTGGACTTCGTATAGAAGCGAAGTAACGTACAAGTATTCCTACAATAATGGAACTTTTGGATACGGATCTTCACAAACATTCGTGGATAGAGATGGCAAAGAAAAGTTAGGAAGTATTGAAAGTATTTCAGAGTACGGCATTGCCTCTAAAGTTAGAGGCTCTCAGAATTCTATAGAAGATGCTTGCCCTTTTGTTGTTTATAAAGAAAAGGTTCCTGCAAACAGAGTTGTTGTTAAGATGCAAACACATACTGGAACAGAAAATCTTGGTCCTTTTTCTTCTCCAACTGGATCATTTTCAGATCCATTTTTTGGTGAGTTAAACCAAAAAGTTCCAAGCAGATGGAAAATTCAATTTTTAAAAGATGGCAACTGGGAAGATGTGATGTCTTTTAATCCATCAATCAGAAGAGCAGATGGCTCACCAATTATTAAAAGTGATGGATATGTTGAGATTGCGTATGGATTAATAGTCCCAGATGAGTGGAGGTTAAACTTTGTTTTTGCTGAAGTCTATGCTAGTGAGTCATTACTTCCTGAAAAATCTGTTATTGGCTATGCATACTTAATTAAACAAAATGAAAACGATATAGGAAAGTTTCATATTTGGAATGGAACAGATTACACAAAGTTAACACCAAAATATGGATGGTATGTTCAAGATGAAACTGTTGATAGACTTACTAACTTTGTTGTAGATGCAACATCCCCAAACGTATTTACAAGATCTTTAGATGGTAAAGCACAGTACAGAGAGTTTGAGTATATTTCTGGAATAAGAATTGTGGTCGATTCTATGAATGTAAAAGACTCAACATTTGATCTTATAGAGATGTCTCCAAGACTGGTTATGAATGTATCAGATAAAACATTAGACTATTCGGTAAACAAAAGTGCTTCAGACCTTGGCCTTAGTGGTTTGCCAGTAGGACAGTTAATTGCGTCTAATGGAAATATTAGAATATTTGATTATGATCAAGCATTTAATGAAAATAATAAAGCAAGTATCATTGCAAAATATATAAATAGACATGTTCAGTTTAAATTTTATGAAGTTATTGTAGATGTTGCTGGATGGGATTACTATATTCCAATAAAAACATTATACTCAGACTCATTTCCAAAGCAAGACCTAATGGGCAAAACCGTATCTCTTTCTTTAAGAGATATGTATTGGTATCTTGAGTCACTAACTGCTCCACAGATACTAATGACAGAGGTTTCGGTTAGTTCTGCAGTCTCTCTTTTACTGGATCACATAGGATACTCTAACTATACATTTAGAAGAGTTGCAAATGAAAAAGAAACTATCATCCCATATTTCTTTGTTGGGCCAGACAAAAGTGTTGCAGAAGTCCTTCAAGATTTAGCGGTCTCAACTCAGACAGCAATGTTTTTTGATGAATACAATAACTTTGTTATGATGAGTAAAGACTATATAATGCCAACAAGAGAACAAAGAGAAACAACCTTTGAACTTAAAGGAACGCAAGATTTATTTGAAAGTAAGGAAATTAAAAATAAAACAGTTAGTAACTCAAAACTTGCTAATGTTATATCTGTTTCTGTACAACCAAACAATGTTTATAACGACGGGGTAATTAACTACACGACAAGACATATCCAAAGATCTGTTGGATCTATTAGACAGGCCAGCCTTTTAGATGATGAAAGAATTTATACATATAAGCCAGCCCTTCTTTGGGAAGTATCTGGAACAGAAAATACAAAATCAATTAACAATGAAGTAAACACTCAGTCAGCATATGTATTAAGTGCAATTCCGCTTAACTCTAATCTTTCAGCAGATGTCCCAGTTGTAAAAAATAATGTATTAATAAATAACACATTTAGTCTTGGCGAGGCTGCTTACTGGATTACAAGATATAATGGATACTTTTATTCACAAGGTGAGATAATCAAGTATGATGCAGTTCAGTATAATGTTAGTGGTTTTGGAAATGTTTGGATAACTTCTACAGAAGATTATCAAAACTATTTTTCTAAACTTCCGTTTAATGGAAAAATATATCCAACAGGTCTTGTTAGAATTTATGCGGAGCCAAAATACTTCGAGCAATCTGGCGTTATTAAGTTGCAAAACGGAGAAGTTCATAAGCATGGTCGTGGACAGTTTGGGACGACAGTAGTTGCACATTCTGCTGGCGTATCAGACTATTGGAAATCTGATGATAATGTCAAGGGATGCTACATGTCTGCAGAGTATATGTTTGAAAAAAAGACACCACTCCCAGTAACAACTATTGATGCTGCTGGAAAAACAACAGACACGAACGTATCTTCAGATGCATTGGCTAGAACTTCTTCTAGAACTGGATTGATAAAAAACTTTATGTCAACAGTTATGAGCGGAGAGATAACAACTTCGACACAGCCAAGACCAGGATCTTTACAGTCTTCTGCTTTATCAATTACTGGACCAAACTTTACAACAAAAGAAAAGCCTAGAAATTTTATTTCATATGTTCATAAGTCTTTACCAGATAGCAAGTATAAGCATTTTGGCACAAGGGTAAGAATAATTGGAAAAATAGAAAGTAGTAAAGACTCAGGACAAACAGCAAATGGGTCTTCTAATTTGTATGTTGTAAATGGATCAACACCAGACAAAAATATAAATGTGTCTGGTGGAACTGCTGGAATATCTGTACTGTTAAACACATCAACAAATGTAGGATATTATTTTGAGATTGCTGCCCTTGGCTTAGAAAGTTTGTCAGAAGAAGACAGACAAAGTGTTAGCAATGTATTTTTTTATAAAATAAAGTCTGATAATGGTAAGGCTATTCCGATTCCTTTGTATGATGGGCTTGCTAAAATCACTGTAGACGATGGAAGATTCACTGGACAATCAAGAATGTTTGCTGAGGAAAATCCAACGGTATACGATCTGGCAGTGGAATATGAAGACATAGGAAAAACAAGAAGGTTTTATCTATACATAAATGGCAAAATGATAAAAACTGTCGATGATTTAGATCCAACTCCAGCATACTCAAATATGGCATTGTTTACAAGAGGATCTTCTAGAGCAATGTTTGAAAATATTTATGCCCTATCAAACAACTATTCTCAAAATACTGCATTTTCTCTAGATGTTCCAGTCAACTCAGTTTTTGGAGATTCTGAAATAAATGCAAGTGAGTCATTTAGAAAGTATGCGATGAGTGGATTAGTTCAGGATACATACTTATCTGGAATTAGTTCTGCAGAATCGCCAAGGTATAGTATGTATTTTGAAGAGTTTGGAAGCATTATGAGAGAGGCAGCAGTATTTAATTTTAAGTATGATAAAGCATACCCAGCACTAACTGCAAAAATTTCTCCTACCTTCAATAAGATAAAGGGCTACGTTGTTTCTGGTTTTAGAGCAGGGTCTTATGGTGCTGAGTTCTTAATATTTAACGCAACAGATTCAGCACTTAGTCTAGATGAAACAAGTGGTAATTATTTGAGAATACAGGGAATTACATTTACACAGCAATCTGCCAATACCCTAACAGTTGATGACTATTTTAATAAAAACAGTTCTTTGTCAAATCCGCAGTTTGTGGCAGACAAATTAATATCAAACCCATATAAGTTTAAGCAAGATTATCAGGATATCAAGTTAAGTAGGATGACCTACGGTAAGAAGGACTTTGCCATAGATACACCATACATTCAGTCACAAGATGAGGCAACAAGTCTTATGAAGTGGATGGTTGAAAAAACAACAAAGCCAAGAAAGTCTGTAGGAGTTAAAATATTTTCAATCCCTACAATCCAACTTGGTGATATAGTTACTTTAGACTATAAAGAAAATGGAGTAAGCATGGCATCAGATTCGGCAAGTAGGTTTGTTGTATACAACATCGATTTTTCTAGAGGACCAGATGGACCAGATATGACATTATTTTTAAGTGAGGTGCTATGATGGCTTATCAAATAGAAGGAGGAGGCGAAACTCCAGATGCTACAGCACCATTGCCAAAAGCACTTGTAGCAAAGACTGATGACTCTGTAAAAATTGCAACTCCAGATTTAATAATTTTTGATGAAGAGGCCATGTCTATTGAGACAATGACAGACCTTGTTTTTGAAGATATTGGTGGGTATGAACTTGCGACTATATCAAGGCACGATCTGGTAAATGGACAAAAGGTAATATATTCTCCAATTAAAAATTTAACAGATCTATACTTACAATATAATCCAAACAATGTTTTAAGACTACAGTCATCAGACTCATACTTTAAATCTTTATCTCTGTCAATTTTTGACCACTTGCCAGCCTGTGGAACTGGGTATGACATATCCCCACCACCTCCACCGCCAGGAAACCCAGACTACATTGAGGAAGATAAAACTAAGTGGATAAAAACACCAAACTGTAAAGCCGTATATATAGACCCAATATCTGGAGACTTGGTTATTAATTTAATTAATGTTAAAGAAAATGAGCAGGTAGAAGTTCAGGTTTTGACAAGTGGGGATATTTTTAGTGATACAATATATGATGGGAGCAATTAATGATAACTAATATAGGTAAAAATCTTTTAGCCAAGTATCTTGTGGGACAGACTCAATCATATGCGTCACACATTGCCGTAGGCTGTGGACCCACTCCAGTGGCTTCTGATGGTGGAGATTTTGATGATTACTCACTAAAAAAGTCTTTAGATTTTGAAATGTTTCGTGTTCCTATTATATCTAGAGGATTTGTAAATGAGGACGGTATCGATAAGGTAGTTCTAACAGCAGAACTGCCAACAGAAGAAAGATACGAGATTACAGAGGTAGGAGTATTCTCTGCAGCATCAAACCCAGTTGCTGGGTCATTTGATAGCAGAACCATATACTCTTTTGCAGAAACTGATAACTGGCTATACCAGCCATTCGGGTCTGCAGCAATCGAAATCCTTCCTGTATACGAGCCACTAGATGGTCAGTCTGAAAATGGAGTTATAAATCAAACTTTGAATGTTTTTCAAACAAATGCAGATAATAGGCTGTTTACTCAGTCTGACAGAGTGTCAAGACATGAGAGGTGCAGGTTTTTAAATAATATAATCGCTATAGTTGGAAATGATTCTACACTTACGCTAGACTCTTCAGGAGATATACAGATAGGTACTGGTTCTAAGTTTATTCGTCTTAACGAAACAACTGTAGATTTTACAAAGAATAGCCCACTAGATGAATTGAGGTTAGCATTTTCTGTTGTAAATAAAGTTGCAAACGCAAACACTGTGCCTGACAATGTTAAAATTTTACTAGAGTTTTCCTATACAGGATCTAACTCTGCCCAAGAGTATGCAAGATTTGAGGTAGACATAGATCATCAAGCATACACCGAAGGAACTGCATTAGAAAAAAGAAACCTTGCTACAAATAGATATATAGTTGCCACCAAAGCCCTTAAAGACTTAAACAAAACAGATAACTTTGACTGGAGAGAGGTTAATGTTGCAAAGATTTACTCATGCGTGACAGAGGCTGGATCTCCGTCTGACTCATTCTATGTTTGTTTGGATGGTTTAAGATTAGAAAATATTACATCTACAAACTCTTTATACGGACTTACTGGATACTCGGTAATTAAAAGTGTGGGATCAAAACCAATAATAAAGTCAGCAAACACAACTAACTATATTGAGTTTAGATTTGCTCTGGGCGTGTAGTTATGGCTGATAAAGGAATTAAAAATATTGTTATCAAGAAGGATTTACTTGGAAAGGTAACTTCTTCAAACTCAAGAATCGTTCGATTTAGGTTGATATCAGAAGATAAAAATAGAAAATCCGCATATTCAAAGATATTTATTACTGGGTCAGAAATCCTATTCCCTGGACCAGGAGATGTGAATTTTCTTGGCAATACTGTTATTGTAAACTGGTCGATTGGTCAGACTTCAACACAGATGGTGTATGATGTTTTTGCAGGTTTTGATGGGGCTACACCGTCATATGTAGGCTCAACATCATCACAAAATTATTCTTTTTTGAAAAATGGAACACAGTCTGTCAATGTTGTGGTTCAGGCATCATCATTAAACCCAAAACTAACAGATGCCCTAAAGGTGTACTCTTCTGGAATAGTTAGTCTGGTATAATTGTAGTATGCCTATTATTCCCATACCAGAGCGTGGTCAGCCACTAGATGTAACATATATATATAAAATTGTTCAGTCTATAAATGAGTTATATACGCAAGTTGACACATCTAAAAAGGGTTATTTAAAAGTAACAACAAACAGGAATGGTCCACAAACCGTAAAAACATCAGAGTCTCTTATAGTCGGAGGCTTTGAACAGGTATCTACAACATCTTTACAGACAGCAGGAAGTTCATTGCCTTGGAGTTATAGTTTTCCACAAGAGTTTGCATACGAACCAATAGTTACAGCAACAGCATACAACAAAGGAAATAGCGATGCTGGAAAAGATGTTATCGTAACGATTAATAGTATAACAACATCCAAAGTTGAAGGAACAGTAAAGTTTAACCTCGGAGGAGAGACCACGATGGGTATTAACATTATAGCAGTTGGATTGCCAAACTCGTGATTAAATGTATAAAGTGTAATGGAAGAATGTTTGTAGATCGACAATACACAGAGGTAAATAATTTAGAGTTATACTGCATTCTTTGCGGATCAAGAAAATTTTTTCATCCACCTAGTAATTCTCAGGAGGGCCAATGGTTACTAAAAAAGGAACAATTGAGAGCGAAAAATACAATGAGTCGCCTGTAATACAAGGCAATAAAAAAGTTTGGTTCCTTAATGGGGACCTAGTTAGAATTCATCACTATAACCACTCTAATGGTATCATGTCTGTTTATAATATAAACAAGGATCAAATTGAGAGTTGTTTGATTAGTGAGTTTAAAAATAAAAGAGAGAGAGCATACACAGTAGGTCAGACTGCTGAATTAGTTAATCGCCATAAAAAATATATGCCATCCTTAATGAGACGGGGAGTGATACCGTTCCCTACTGGATCTCAAAAGGGCGGAGCAAGAGGATTTCAGGTAAGATCATATTACTCCGAATCGCAAGTTAGAGAGATTCGTGATATACTTGCTACACACCATATCGGCAGACCAAGAAAAGATAAATTAATTACAAATGATATTACGCCTAGCAAGCAAGAGTTGACACGCAGAATGGGCGATGGTATACTTACATATACGAGAACTGAAGATGGACGGTTTGTTCCAATTTGGAATGAATCTATTTAACGAAGGGTATAAAATGGAAAACGAATCAACAAAGGTATCTGTTACATTAGGATACACACTTAATCTAGGAAACTTTCAGTCACTAAGACTTGATCTTGGTGTTGTAGACTCAAAGCGCGATGGAGAAAATACTGATCAGGCTTTTGAGCGTGTTTATAAGTTTGTTGAAGACAAACTGACTGCAAAGATTTTAGAAGCCCAATCGGAGGCTGCTGAAGGATAATGGCAGAACGCAAAGACCGAATGGCTTTGCTTTCAAGATACAGCAAGTATCATACCGCAAGGTACGAATCAAAGCCATCCCTTAATCTAAATGTAGAGCAATGGGCATCTGATGCTCTTGTAGAGTCATATACATTGCCAGGGTGCTACGATATACTTGAGTATTACTTTTCAGTTGCAGAGAATCCTTCATGGAACTACTTTGCATACAACGCAGAAAAAATATTGCAAGCAAGAAAAGATAAAGTTAAAGATGACCAAGAGAGAGCAGAGCGCAGACGAATGGCAAAGGAGTGGCTAAGTGAATAATACAGAGGCAAAACTACTTACGGCTGTTTTAAATGATAAGCAAATCCATGTGCTTCTTCAAGCAAACGTTGACAACCTTCTAAGAACGCACGGAGACATTTGGAACTTTGTCAGACTTTACTTTGAAAATAACTCAACACTTCCTCCAGCAGAATTGGTTACTGAAAAGTTTAGAGACTTTGAGCCAGTAGCAGGAGTTGGAGCAACTAAGCATCACCTTGAAGAACTTCAGGGAGAATATCTTACAGATAGTCTAAAGGACATTATTAGATCTGCAGCAAGCGAGATTCAGAACAATAATGGAACTGGTGCGCTAAACGAACTCATTACAAAAACTTCAGAGTTAAAGAAGAACACTGCAGCAATTCGTGATATTGATGTTACAGATCTAGAGTCCGCCATTGCCTACTTTGAAAATGTAAAAAAGCAACAAGCACTTGGTTTGTCAGGAATTAAGACAGGCCTTCCAGGATTTGACAACTACCTTCCATCTGGAATTATGCCAGGACAACTTGGCGTATTTCTTGCCTATCCAGGAATTGGTAAGTCATGGCTGGCATTGTACTTTGCAGTGCAGGCATGGAAGCAGGGTAAGTCTCCAATGGTAATATCTCTAGAAATGTCTGAGACCGAAGTCCGCAATCGTGTGTTTACAATTATGGGTGAGGGTCGCTGGTCACATCGTAAGATAAGTAATGGTGAGATAGAGATTGATATGCTAAAGGATTGGCATGCAAATAATCTTGCAGGAAAGCCAGAGTTCCATATCATATCAAACGACCAGGGTGGAGAGATTAATCCTTCAGTTCTCCGTGGAAAGATTGATCAATATAAGCCAGACTTTGTAATCGTTGACTACCTTCAGTTGATGGCTCCTAATCAGAAGTCAGATAATGAAACGGTACGAATGAAGAACCTTTCACGAGAACTTAAACTGATGGCTATTGGTGAAGAGGTTCCCATTATTGCTATCTCATCTGCTACCCCAGATGATGTCAATGACCTCTCTACAGTCCCTACACTTGGTCAAACAGCATGGTCAAGGCAGATTGCTTACGATGCTGACTGGGTACTTGCCCTAGGTCGTGGTACGAACAGTGATATTATCGAGTGTGCCTTTAGAAAGAACCGTAATGGATTTATGGGAGACTTTTTGGTACAGTGTGACTTTGATAAGGGATACTACAGGTACAAAGACTTTGAAGATAAGTAGTTATAATATGGTATGTCAGAAATTAAGAAGAACTTGTCACCAACCTTCTACCATCACAAGCCTATTAAAAGGTTTTATCTTGATGGCATAATTTATGACGACTCAATGATCGGAAGACTTAAAGAAGAGTATATAAGATTATTGACAACAGAGATGAAACTTAGTGGGTATGTGCCAAGAATTGATCTTGACCCAGATTTCACTATAAGGTATAATGAGATAAAGAACTTTTTTGAATTTGAACTATCAGTACAGGCAGTCTACGCAGGGAAAAGGAAGAGCACATGGATAGCAGGAATAGACGGAACCAATCCAATCTTTATTCCGCAGAACAAGTCAAGCGAGTCCTTACAGGATCGGGTATAACAGTAGAGTCTGAACTTGATGCAGACTTTATGATCTTTTGTCCATTTCACAATAATCACAGAACCCCAGCAGGAGAAGTACAAAAAGACAGCGGAATGTTCTTTTGCTTTTCTTGTCAAAAATCTGCAGACCTTATAGAGTTAGTGATGCACACATCTGGAAGAACATATTTTGAGTCTGCTAGATTTATTAAGAGCAAAGAAAAAGTAACTAATCTTGCTGTAGAAATAGATAAGGCATTAGTTAAAGAAGAGCAATACAAAACTTTTGATGAGTTAATTATTAAAAGGCTTCATAACAATCTAATTGCTTCAGAAAGAGCAAAGAATTATTTTACATATAGAAAAATTCAGAAGCCTTCTTGTATAAAGTTTTCTTTGGGCTACTCAGAAAAGCAAGATATGGTTACTGTTCCAGTTCACAGTCCAGACGGAATACCTCTAGGATTTGTTGGTAGATCTATTGAAGGAAAAGACTTTAAGAATACACCAGGTCTGCCGAAGAGTAAAACTCTTTTTAACTTGCACAGAGTCAAAAAATCTGATAGAGTATATGTAGTGGAATCATCGTTTGATGCAATCAGGCTTGATCAGGTTGGACTTCCAGCAGTAGCGACACTTGGTGCAAATGTATCAAGCACACAAATAGAATTGCTTCAGAAGTATTTCAATAACATTATTGTTATTGCTGATAATGATGAAGCGGGAGGAAACATGAAAGACAGGATCGTTGAGAAACTATCTAGTCGTGTTTCCGTTATTAAACTAAACACACAGTACAAGGATATTGGTGATATGCCAGACGAAGAACTTAGTAATTTAGAGTTCCAGTTTGACAAATCAATATCACTTATGCTAAACTAATATAACAAACAAAGGAGAAATATATGAGCGTAGTAAAGGGACTCAAGAACATTAATGCCCTGCTCGACAAGCCAAAGTATGAAAACGATGGGCCAAAGGTAAAGTGGCTAAAACTTGCAGACGGTCAATCAGTAAAGATTCGTTTCATCGAAGAACTAGATGAAGACTCTGCAAATTATAATGAAAAGCGTGGACTAGCACTTGTTGTTAAGGAACACGTAAATCCAAAGGACTACAAGCGCAAGGCTGTAGATACAATGGAATCAGAAGGTCGTGACTGGGCAGAAGAAATGCACCGCAAGGATCCAAAGGCAGGATGGCGTGGCCGTCTTCGCTTCTACTGCAACGTACTAGTTGACGATGGAATCGAAGCACCATATGTTGCAATCTGGTCAATGGGTATCAGCAAGCAGTCATCATTCAATACAATTCGTGAGTATGCACTAGAAACAGGTAGCATCTCAAACGTACTATGGAAGTTAAAGCGTAATGGTCAGGGAACTGAAACAAATTACACACTTATTCCATCAGCACCAGACAAGGAACCATTTGATTGGAAGGACATTGAGCCTTATCCTCTTGAGTCAGCACTTAAGAAGATTCCTTATGCCGAGCAAGAAGCATACTATTTGGGCTTTGATGGCCCATCTGTAACTTCATCTACCAACGCAGATTGGTAATATGAACTACGTCGGCTTACATGTCCACACCCATTTTAGTTTATTTGATGGGATTGCTACTCCAGAAGAATACGTTGACCGTGCAGTTGAGTTAGGGATGCCAGCAATTGCCATCACTGACCACGGTACTTTATCTGGGCATAGGGAACTGCACCGTATTGCAAAAGCAAAGGGCATTAAGCCAATTCTTGGGCTAGAGGGATACATGTGTGCAGACATATCTGATACACGAGATAAGTCTGAAAGAGAAGGTCAACAAGATCTTGTCTATAATCACATTATCCTTCTAGCCAAGAATCAAATTGGTTTAGAAAATCTAAATAAGATTAGTGAACTATCTTGGACAGACGGTTTCTTTAAGAAGCCAAGATTTGATTTTAGTATTCTTGAAAAGTATAAAGAAGGAATAATTGTTTCTTCTGCTTGTCCAAGCAGTGTTTTAGTTAAAGCACTTGAAGAAGAAGAGTTTGCACTTGCCAAGAAGTATTTGTCTTGGTTTAAGGAGCGCTTTGGTGATGATTATTATGTTGAAGTTATGCCTCATAACGAAGCACATATTAATAAATATCTTATAGAACTTGCTGATGAGTTTGATATTAAGGTTATTGTAACTCCAGACTGTCACCATGTTGATGCGTCTCAAAAAGAAGTTCAAGAGTTTAAGTTACTTATGAACACACATGGCAAGTTTGTAAAAGATGCGACATATGAAAAGTCAAAGAAAAAAGGCAATATGATGGAACGCCTTGACTATCTTTATGGTGAAGACCGTCAGATCACATTTAATAAGTTTGATATCCACCTTCTCTCATATGAAGAGATTAAGGCAGCCATGGAATCCCAGGGTATTTATCGACCAGACATCTATTCAAATACACTCTTATTGGCAGATACAGTAGGAGACTATGGAATTCAAGAAGGTTTAAACCTTCTACCAGTACAATACAAAAGTCCTGACAAGGAACTTGCAAAGGTTGCCCTAGAAGGTTTGGCAGAGCGAGGTTTGTCAGAAAACCAGGAGTATCTTGACAGACTTGAAGAAGAGTTGCAGATTATTAAAGATAAGAAGTTTGCTCCGTACTTCCTTGTTGTAAGTAATATGATCAACTGGGCTAAGAAGGAAGAGATCATGGTAGGACCAGGCCGTGGTTCTTCCGCTGGCTCTCTTGTTTGCTATGCACTAAAGATTACAGACATTGACCCTATTGAGCACAACCTTTTGTTCTTCCGCTTTATTAACCCAGAGCGTAACGACTTCCCAGATATTGATACAGATATTCAAGATACTCGTCGTGAAGAAGTTAAAGACTATCTAGTTAGACAGTATCGACATGTTGCATCTATTGCAACCTTCCTTGAGTTTACAGGCAAGGGAATTGTTAGAGATGTTGCACGAGTATTAAACATCCCTCTATCCGATGTGAATAAAGTTTTAAAGACTGTGGATACATGGGACGATTTTTGCACATCGAAATCAACATATGAGTTTCGTGAAAAGTATCCAGAGGTAGAGATTTATGGAGAGCAACTGCGTGGCAGAATTCGTGGAACAGGAATCCACGCTGCTGGTGTTGTAACTGCAAAAGAGCCAATCTTTAGGTACGCTCCACTTGAAACAAGATCCTCTACTGGTTCTGATGAAAGAATTCCTGTTGTAGGCGTTGACATGGAAGAGGCTGAAAGAATTGGACTAATCAAGATCGATGCTTTGGGTCTTAAAACTCTTTCTGTTCTTAAGAATACAATTGATATAATTAAAGAACGAGATGGCAAGAAGATAGATCTTCTTAAGATTAAGATGGACGATGCAAATGTCTATCAGATGCTATCTGATGGGTATACAAAGGGTGTGTTCCAGTGCGAAGCAGCACCATATACAAACCTTCTTGTTAAGATGGGTGTTAAGAACTTAAACGAACTTGCAGCATCTAACGCTCTTGTTCGTCCAGGCGCAATGAATACTATCGGAAAAGACTATGTTGACCGCAAGCATGGTCGTCAAAACATTTCTTATACACACCAAGTACTAAAACAATTTACGGAGGACACTTATGGCTGTATTCTTTACCAAGAACAAGTTATGCAAGCATGCGTACACCTTGGCGGTATGTCCATGTCGGAAGCAGACAAAGTTAGAAAGATCATTGGCAAGAAAAAAGATGCTAAAGAATTTGATCAGTTTAAAGAAAAATTCGTAGAGGGAGCATCTAAGTACATTACTCCACATGCTGCCTTAGATCTGTGGCATGACTTTGAGGCTCACGCAGGATACTCATTTAATAAGTCACACGCAGTAGCATACTCAACGTTATCATACTGGACAGCATGGTTAAAGTATTACTATCCACTTGAGTTTATGTACTCAGTATTAAAAAATGAAAAGGACAAAGATGCAAGAACTGAATATCTTATTGAAGCAAAAAGAATGGGCATTAGCATTAAGTTACCTCACATTAACGATTCGGATATCGATTTTAAAATTGAGGGTAAAGGTATTCGGTTTGGACTCAGTGCTATCAAGTTCATATCTGACAAGATTGGTGAGAGATACATATCTGCACGACCATTCGGTTCGTATAAAGAACTTGAAGAATTTACATTTACCAAAGGCAATGGAGTAAATAGTCGTGCTCTGCAGGCATTAAAAGCAATTGGTGCAGCAACATTTAACGATAATCCTAGAAATGATCAGGAGATTAAAGAGAACCTGTATGAGTATTTAAACCTTCCAGAGTTTAATATTACGATTCCTTCTCATTACTACGCATTTATTCAGGACATTGTTGACTTTGAAGAAAAGGGATCATACATATTCATGGGTATGGTAAAATCAATTAAGCGAGGAACAGGATGGTCACGAGTTGAAATTTTGGACAAAACTGGTAGTGTCGGTATATTTGATGATGAAAATACGACCATTGAGACTGGTCGCTCTTACTTGGTTCTTTGTAATGACAACAGGATTGTATCTTTCGTTCCTTCTGATGAAATAAAAGAGTCGTCTCATGCACTTGTTAAATTCTTAAGTTACAAGCAGTTGCCATATAAGGATGATGAGATGTTCGTGGTTTCTTTTAAGCCAAGAATTACTAAGACTGGAAAGAAGATGGCTTCTCTAACACTAGCAGATACGAGCAGAGATCTTCACTCTATTACAGTATTCCCAGCATCTTTTGCAAAAGCATATATGCATATTGAAGAAGGAAAGTCATACAGGTTTGATTTTGGAAAGACAAAAGACGGAACAGTAACATTGGAGGATGTACATGTCAGTTAGTATAGAAGAAGCATTAGCACAACTTGATCCTAAGTTGAGAAAGAGATTGGGTAGTGGTGTTGGAGTTAACTATGAATACCAGCCAACTCCTAGTTTTGGTTTAAACCGTGCACTAGGTGGTGGATTACCATACGGTAGGCAGGTATTGATTTGGGGCTCAAAGTCTTCTGCAAAGTCTTCTATGTGTCTTCAGATGATTGCTCTAGCACAAGCAGAAGGAAAACTGTGTGCTTGGATTGATTCTGAGATGTCGTACTCTGAAGATTGGGCAAGATCTCTTGGTGTAGATCCAGAAAAATTAATCTACTCACAAGCAAGAACCATCAGTGACATGGTTGATGTAGGTGTAGGTCTTATGAATGCTGGTGTTGACCTAATTGTAGTAGACTCTATTACTTCTATGCTTCCTGCAATCTATTTTGAGAAAGACACAGATGAAATGAAGGCTTTGGAAAATACAAAGCAGATTGGAGCAGAATCTCGTGACTTTAGTAACGCATGGAAAATGCTTAACTATGCAAACAATAAAGTTAAGCCAACTTTGCTTGTTCTTATTTCTCAGTCTCGTAACAATATTAATGCTATGTATACTAGCCAGCAGCCTTCTGGTGGTCAGGCTACTAAGTTTTATTCCTCATGTATTATTAAACTCTTTTCTTCAGAGTCAGATAATCAAGCGATTAAAGGCAAGATCAAGGTAGGAGATAAATTAATTGAAGAGAAAATTGGTAGAACTATTAAGTGGGAACTCCAGTTCTCCAAAACCTCTCCAGGGTTCCAGTCTGGTGAGTACGATTTTTATTTTAGAGGTGACGATATTGGTCTTGATACCATTGGTGATTTGGTTACTACCGCAGAACTAAATGGCATAGTAGAACGTACAGGAGCCTGGTATATACTTCCTGACGGAACAAAGGTTCAGGGTAAAGAGGCATTTGTTAATCGCGTAAGAGAGGATCTTGACTTGCAAGAATCAATCAAGGCAAAACTAAATGGCTAGTTTTACTGTATATAACGGAAAATTTATTTGCCACGAGTGTAAAACAACTGTCAATACGGCAAGACTTTATGCAGACACAAAAACACTGACTTGGATGTGCAAAGAAAAGCATCTAAGTTCAGTTAAGTTTGGCAAGCAGAAATGGAAGGGTAATGACAGAGAAGAGTGAGTCTAAGAGGATAGGTGCTAAACAGCATAAAAACTCAGGAAGAAATACCCAAAAGGGCGATGCCTCTTGGAAAAACTTTGTTGTAGACTTTAAAGAGGTGGGAAAGTCATTCACGCTTAATAAGGATGTGTGGGCTAAAGCAACAACTGATGCCATGAAGAATGGGAAGGACCCAGCCATAGTTGTGGTAATCGGCGAAGGTAACTCTAAGGTCAGACTTGCTATAATTGAGATGAGTATTCTAGAAGACATGGTGGAGGAATAATGGAACAGCAACAAACAACAATAGATATGGTAAATGGTTTGTCAGAAATTGCAGACTACATGGAAGACGAGGAACTTACAGCAGCCCTCACTTTCATTGCTAAGATAATTATTAAACCAGATATACCCCTTAATGTGGCTACTGTGGAGATTGTAAGGCTACAGGCTATTGCTGCAAAGATGGCATTTAAGGCTACATGGATGGCCAATGTTGACAAGTCAGATCGTGGAAAGAAGAACCTTTATTATACGGCAGCAGAGTCTATCAATAATTTAGTGTCTGCATTGAAATATATAACTCGATAGTCTGCTATACTTATACTAATAGAAACGAGAAAACTAATGACGAAAAATTTACTGCACACGGTTATGATTAAGCCAGAAGAAAAGCCAGTCCATCCGATGGATATAGCAGGTCTTGAGGCAAAGATTAAAGAAGGATACACAATTACTCGTGTAGATAAGCACACAACAAAGAAGACTTTTGCACCATCTACTATCGCATATGGCCATGGAGAATGTGCAAGATATTGGTACCTTGCTTTTGATGGACAAATGTTTGAAGACAATGCAGATGCATATGCAGCAGCAAATATGACTGCTGGAACACTGTCACATGCAAGAATCCAAAATGCAATGATGAACTCTGGAGTTGCGAAAATATATCGTGATGAAGACAATGAGCCAACAACAGAGTTTAAGATCAGGCACGATGACCCACCTATCTTTGGATACGGTGACGTTATGCTTGATTGGCAGGGAGAAGAACTCATTGGTGAAATTAAAACAATGATGAATGAAGGATTTGAGTATAGAAAGGCATCAGGTAAGGCTAAGAATGGTCACCTAATGCAGTTGCTTATCTATATGAAGATTCTAAAGAGACCAAAGGGTGTCATGATTTATGAAAATAAAAATAATCATGAACTTCTTTTGATCCCTGTAGATGTAAACGATCATTACCGTCGGTGGGTAGACCAGGCATTTGATTGGATGAGATCAGTTCGAAAGGCATGGGTTGATAGAACTCTGCCAACCAAAAACTATAGATCAAATTCTAAGATATGCAAGTCATGCCCAATTAAAAAAGCATGTGAGTCTGCAGGTACAGGCGTACTAAAAATAGCGCCTCTGGAGATTCTCGGTGAAGAATTGTAAATTTTGTGATAAAAACTTTACGCAGTCAGTATCTTATCAAATATACTGTTCTGCCGAATGTAGAGATCTAGCAACAAAAGAAAAGATTGCTGAGAGATACTTACACTCAAAAAGACAAAAGAGAAGGGGAAAGACAAGGCTTTGTAAGTCTTGTTCTTCTCCGCTCTCAATATATAATGATGACGCAATTTGTTCTTCTTGTGCAGTAAATCCAGACGCAGTAACAAAAGCAATAAGAGAAATAAAAGGAAAAACCAATGGTAAAGAATAAGTGGGGAATAGAGTTAAAGCCACAGACTATTTGCTCTATTGATGCTAGTACTAATAGCCTTGCTTTTGCTTTATTTGATACACAACAGGAATCACTGGGAGTTGTAGGAAAGATTAATTTTGAAGGAAACAACACATACGAAAAGGTTATGGATGCTGGACAAAAGGTTAGGGCGTTCTTTGATTACTATGGTGGATTTGAGGCGATAGTAATTGAGCACACTGTTTTTATGAATAGCCCTAAGACTGCTGCTGATCTTGCGCTAGTTCAGGGCGCTATTCTTGGAGCAGCAGGACAATCTGGAACAAAACAAATAGGAAAAGTATCACCAATAACTTGGCAAAACTATATTGGAAACAAAAAAATATCAAAAGATGAGCAACTATACATAAGATCACAGAACCCAGGTAAGTCTGTGTCTTGGTATAAAACATATGAAAGAAATCTTCGCAAGGAAAGAACGATTAAGTTTATCAATACTATTTATGATAGAACTATTACCGACAACGATGTAGCAGATGCCTGCGGTATTGGTCACTGGGCAATAAAGAATTGGGGAAAAGCAATTGGAGTTGACAACTAGTATCATGGCTGCTAAACTATATACAAGTGAAACCTTTATGCGTAAGCGCTATCTTATGGATAAAAAAACACCAGAAGAGATTGCAAAGGAATGTGGTTGTTCTTTAGAGACCATCTATGTATACCTTGCCAAGTTTGGATTGAGGAAGTCTAAGAGATGAAAAGAATTAAGTATATTGTTTTTGTTATATCCTTAGTAGCAGCAGTTGGAATTTCTTATGCAACAGCGACACTAAGGAATATTCCAGAGACTTTTGACTGGGAGGAAGATGATGAATAACAAATTAAATATAACAGTAGATCAAGTTAATAACCCTCTGCACTATACATCAGATCCTTCTGGTATTGAGTGTATTGAGATTACAAGACATCGCAATTTTAATATTGGAAATGCTTTTAAGTACCTATGGAGAGCAGGGCTTAAAGATGAGTCTAAGACTATACAAGATTTAGAGAAGGCAATATTTTATATTAAAGACGAGATTAACAGACTAGAGGGCAAGTATGTCAACTGAAGATGATTTAGTTAAACACCTTGACCAGGTAAATCAAGTAGTAGAAGAATACTTAAAGGGTAATGATCCAACTGTAATTTCAAAACAATTGTCAATACCACGACAAAAGGTTGTAACACTTATTAACGAGTGGAAGGTTATGGCATCTGCTAATGATGCAATCCGTGCTCGTGCTAAAGAGGCCCTTGCTGCAGCAGATACACACTATAGCAAGTTGGTTTCTCGCACATACGAGGTTATTGATGAAGCGTCTATGACGAATAATCTTAGCGCAAAGACCGCTGCCATCAAACTTGTCATGGACATTGAGTCAAAACGTATTGATATGCTTCAGAAGGCGGGTCTACTTGAGAACAAAGAACTTGCAGAAGAGATGATGGAAATCGAAAAACGTCAAGAGATTCTTGTTCTTATTCTAAAAGATATTGCCTCTGAGTATCCACAGGTTCGTGATGAAATTATGCGTAGACTTTCTTCGTTTGCAAAAGATAATGAGGTGATTACAGTTGTCCATGATGTTCAATGAGTTTCTTGAAGCACTTCAAGATGATCATTTTGAAGAGACTCCAGTAGATGCAAGAACATTTGTTGAAGGCGAAGCATATCTAGGGCAGCCACCATTGTCTGATATTCAGTACGACATTGTTGAGGCAATGAGCCAGATTTATAGAAAAGAAGACTTAGTTAATATTATGGGTGAAGAAAAGGGTACTCAGTATTACAACAAGTACACCAAGAACGAAATCATTCTGCAACTTGGCAAGGGATCTGGAAAAGACTTCACATCAACCGTAGCATGCTCATACATCGTATACAAACTTCTATGTTTAAAAGACCCAGCAAAATATTTTGGTAAGCCCTCTGGAGATGCTATTGATCTAATTAACGTTGCTATTAACGCTCAACAGGCTAAGAATGTTTTCTTTAAAGGGTTTAAGTCAAAGATTGAAAGGTCTCCATGGTTTGCAGGCAAGTATTATGCGAAGGCTGACTCGATTGAGTTTGACAAATCAATTACAGTTTATTCTGGTCACTCAGAAAGAGAATCTCATGAGGGTTTAAACCTCCTGCTTGCCGTTCTTGATGAAATTTCTGGTTTTGCATCTGAGGTTGGAACAGGAAATGAGCAGGGTAAAACAGCAGATAACATCTACAAGGCTTTCCGTGGATCAGTAGACTCTCGTTTCCCTGACCTTGGAAAAGTTGTTTTGCTTTCATTCCCAAGATATCCAGGCGACTTTATTTCAGAAAGATATGACGATGTTGTTGCTGAAAAAGAAGTTATAGAAAGAACGCATAAATTTATTATTAATCCATTGCTTCCAGAAGATAATCTAGATAATACCTTTGAAATTTCGTGGGATGAAGATCAAATCACATCATATAAATATCCAGGAGTATTTGCACTAAAAAGGCCTACATGGGAAGTAAATCCTACTCGTAAGATTGATGACTTCATGATTGCATTTATGACTGATCTTGGAGACGCTATGATGCGTTTTGCTTGTGTACCAACCTTTGCTTCTGATGCATTCTTTAAGCAAGCAGACAAGGTTAGATCATGTATGACATTAAGAAACCCAATAGATAACTTTAGAAGGTTTGATGAATCATTTAAGCCAGACCCAACAAAGAAGTATTATGTTCATGCTGACCTTGCCCAAAAACACGACAAGTGTGCTGTAGCAATTGCACATGTGGATAAGTGGGTAAACATACAGGTAATTAATAATTACGAACAGGTTGCTCCAGTAGTAGTTGTAGATGCAGTTGCATGGTGGGAGCCAAAGGTTGAGGGGCCAGTTAATTTGTCAGAAGTTAAACAGTGGATCCAGAACCTTAGAAGACTAGGGTTTGATATTGGAATGGTTTCTTTTGACCGTTGGCAGTCGTTTGATATTCAGAATGAACTAAAGCAGGTTGGAATGAAAACTGATACTGTTTCTGTTGCCAAAAAACATTATGAGGATATGGCTATGCTTGTGTATGAGGAAAGACTTGCAATGCCAGCAATCGATCTTTTATTTGATGAGTTAACTCAATTAAAGATTATGAAAAATGATAGAGTTGATCACCCCCGCAAAAAATCTAAGGACTTAGCAGATGCGGTATGTGGAGCAATATTTGGAGCAATATCACATACTCCAAAAAATATAGACACTGAAGTAGAGGTTCACACCTTTAGAGACAGACCAAAGACTCCAGAAGAGCAATTTGACCTGGAAAGTCGCAATGTGATACAATATAAGCCTAGCCAAATAGAAGAGATAAAAGACTATTTGGACAGACTAAAAACACTATAAACAAGGAGAATAACGAATGAATTCATTCAAGAAAATCGCACTAGCCATGGTTGCAGCCATGACTTTGGGCACAATCGTAGCAACACCTGCAAGTGCTGCTGTAATGACAGTCGCTGTATCGCTTGACACTGTAGCAAACACTACAGCATCAGCAATCGCAACGCCTGCATCATTGCCAGTCCCTGCAGATAACACAGTTGACGCTGCTGACGCACTAAAGTTCGTAGCAACAGTTGACACAGGAACAAACGTTTCTGTAACAGCAACAAACGCAACAATCGTGTCTGCATTACACACATCTGCTGCACCAGTAGGAGCAACATCAGGATCATCATCTTTGACAATTGCAACTGGTACAGGAACAACAGCAACATTTTATGTTTACACAAAGACAACAGCAATTGGAACAGTTGTAATCAACAACCAGGGAACCACTCTTACATATTATGTACAGGGAACTGCTGGAAAGATTAACACTCTTTCAGTATCCGCACCTACTTCAGGTGCTGCTGGTACAAAGCAGGATATTACAGTGACTGCAACAGATACATTTGGTAACAAGGTATCAGGTAAGTCAATCACTGCAACAGTATTTGCTGCTACAGCAACACTAGATACAGCAACAGCAACAACTGGCGCTACACTTTCAGACTTTGGAGTTGCTACATTCAAGGCAACACTTCCAGCAACTGGAACACGCACACTGATCACATTTGCACCAACAACATCAACAGATGCAACATCTGCAGACGTAGTTGGACTTCCTGCTCGTGCACTTGCACCATTTGCAGAAATTGCAGTTCGTGATCTAGTATCAGAACTTGCTGCACAGGTTTCTGCTAAGGATGCAGCACTTGCTGCAAAGGCAGTCGCTGAGGCTGCAGTTGCAAAGGCTGCTGCAGATGCTGCTGCTGCAAAGGTTGCTTCAGATGCTGCTCTTGCAGCAGAAAAGGCTGCTTCTGCAACTGCACTTGCTGCTGAGAAGGCTGCTTCTGCTAAGGCACTAGCCGATGCAAAGGTTGCTTCAGATGCTGCTCTTGCTGCAAAGGATGCACAGATTGCTAAGTTAACTGCAGATAATGCAGCAGCAATTAAGTCTGTAAAGGCTGCATTTAATAAGTTGGCTCTTCAGTGGAATAAGAAGAATCCAAAGGCAAAGGTTGCTTTGCTTAAGTAATTAATACAACATTAAAGGGGTTGCCAGTAACGGTAGCCCCTTTTTTGTGCAATAAAATGGTATAATCATCCTATCAGACATCAGTCTGCAAGGGGGAAAGGTAAATCAAACGACTACTACGAATAGTAACAGCCACAACTTTAGCCTTTGGCTGGCTACTTATTGCCCCACAAGAAGCCCATTCTGATGATCCATTAACTGTCGCAGCAGGACAGATACAAAACCTCAATAGCGCAGTAAATAAATTGGACTATAAGGATGGTCTAATAAGCCTAATTGATATAGCAGAAAACAAGTTTACCTATGCCAAAAACCTGGGGGATATAAGAGACGATGCCTATCAAGCCTATGAAGATGCAGTAGAGGCAGAAGAACTAGCCCTAGATGAAGTTAGTCTTGCCCAGTCAAATGTGGATGGCCAGACAGCAACAGTAGCACTTTCCCTTGAGAATAAAGACAATGCTCTTCAAGACAAGAATGATGCACAGGATGCCCTTAATATAGCCAACATTAATCTTCAAACAGCACAGTCCAATATGCAGTCTGCTGGTGGAACAGGACTTCAATACACCGTTTATAATCTTGCAAGGGTTTGGCCAAGCATAGCAGTGCCAGATTCTGTTATTTGTTCTGGCACCTGGAACTCAAACGCCATGTATCTTCCAGTTTGTGGAAATAGGTATGAAAATATAGTAGTTAAGTTTACTGGACAAATCACAATGCCTTCATGGTTTACAACAGTATCATTTGCAGGCTACACAGACGATGGTTTTAAAATGTATGTTGATGGACAACTTGCTGTTAGCAATTGGGTAGAGCAAGGAGCAAGATGGAGTGCTTGGTCTCCAGCGTATGATGTAAGTGAGGATAAGACTTTAGATGTAGAAATATGGTGGTATAACGGAGGAGGCCCAGGATCTTATCATCTTGGTTGGACAATTCCTGGTGGAATGACTGGCGCAGGGTGTGACTATGCTGGGAATCCAAGAGTTTGGGGTCAAGATTTTAGTTGTAACTTAAATACATTCTCATCTGGATCTGGACCAACACAGGAACAATTAAATGCTTATGATCAAGCACTTGCTACCAAGAATGCAGCCCAACAAGATTATAACAATGCTTTGTCAGAATATAATGACAAACTGAGTGTATATAATCAGGCTGTTTCAGAACTAAACTCATTAAATCAAACATTGACCAACAAAGAATCTGAGTATGACAACGCAGTAAATGATACAGAAGATGCTCTTTCTGAAAAGAATAACGCAATAAATAATTTTAATAATGCTATCAATGATTTAAATAGTGCAATTGATGATGCATGGCGTTATTATGATGAGCAGATGCAGCGAGAAATCCAAAGAGCCATTGCTCAGGCAGCAGCAAACGCTGCAGCAAACCAACCTAAACCAGAGCCAACCCCACAGCCAACTCTTGAACCAGAAAAGCCAAAGCCTTCTCCACCACCAACAGATAAACCTGAGCCTAAGCCAAGCAATGCTACTGGAACAGAAGAGCCAGGACCAAAGCCAACACAGCCAGAGCCAAAGCCAGAGGAACCTAAACCAGAAGAGCCAAAACCTGAGCCAACAAAGCCAGAGGAACCTAAGCCTACACCTGCCCCAAGTCCTGAACCAAAGCCAGAGCCTACTCCAGAGCCTCCTGTCAAGCCATCTCCAGAGCCTAAGCCACTGCCAAAGCCAGACTTTAAGCCAGCAGAAAACATTGACCCAGTTATCAAGGATGCAGAGTTGGCAGCACTTATCCCAGAAAAAGGAACTGGTACAGCAGAAGATTTATCTGGAGTTATTGCAAACCTTACAAGCAAGGACAATAAGTTAGTTAAACTTTCTCCAGAGCAAACAGCAGCAGTTAGCCAGACTCTCAAGTCTTTGACTCAAGAAGCAAAACAAGAACTTGCATCTGACCTTGGTATATCAGCAGGCGAAGTTGCAAAGGTAGCGGAGGCAATGAAATCAGATCCTGCAGTAGCATCAGCATTTGTTGAGTTCGCAGAAAGAGCAGGGGATGCAGGAGAAGCCCCAATGCCATTTACATTAGCAGATGCAGTAACAGAAGTACAAACAGAAGCATTTTTAGCAGACCCACTTGGAGCAGTATTTGCAGTGGACCCAGTAGAACTCCTATCTAATTTCTCTGAATTAGGTATGGACATGACAGATGATCAGAGAGAAAAAGCCCAAGAAGTCATTATCCCAGTAATCATTGTTTCGCAGATTGCTAACGTAATGATTGGGATGAGGAGGTAAGAATGAAAATAATAACAAAAGTTGTGAAGGGATTCTTCACATGGCTTAAGGACGCAGGCATGGAAGTAATTGCACAAGCATTTACCCTCCTAGGATTCTTTATTGCATGGTTAACCCTAACAGGATCAGCCAGAGACATTGTTGGTATTGCTACATTAGCAGTCACAGTGGTTTGGCTAATTACGATTCCCCTAAGAAAGGAGGACTAAAATGGCAACTAAAAAGGTAGTAGAGGCTCCAAAAAAGGAGCACCCACAAAAAGCAATCACCAACATCCTTATGCGTATTGTCGCAGTCTTCGCAGCATCTGGTCTATCAGTACTTGGTGCTGGAGCAGTAGTTGGAATTGACACAGTTCAGGCAGTATTGTTAGCAGGACTATTGGGCGTAGCAACAGTCATTGAAAGACTTGCAAGGGCTTTTTTGGACGATGGAAAACTCACATTGGCAGAAATCAATGATGCGTTTAAGACGGTAGACAAAAAGGCTAATTAGTCATTATTGACCTTAGTTGACAGCCCTCTCTGGGCAGTGGTATACTTAAGTATCACCTATCTGGAGAGGGCTCTGTCATGACCTGTATTGCTGTAGTAAAACATGAAGATAAAATCTACATGGCTGGAGATCGTGGTGCCTCAGATGATGGAACAATTTTAGCACTTGATGCTCCAAAGGTTTGGAAGATTGGTCCATACCTTATTGGGTATGCAGGTGCAATGGACGGAGAAAGAATCCGTTATAATTTTAAGCCAACTGCACCTAATATTAAAGATACAGATAAGTTTATGCAAACAAAATTTGTAAAAGAACTTAAGGAATTTTATAATGAGTTTTGGGTTGATACTTCTAAAGATGGAGATCTTGGTTTAATTATTGCAGTTCGTGGAGAAATATATGAACATAGTTCTGCAGACATGTCATTATCTAAGTACACCCTTCCGTATCTTGCTATGGGTTCAGGTGCAGAGTATGCATATGGTGTTTTGTATGCAACAGATAAACAAAAAAATGCAAGGAATAGAGTGATGCAGGCAGTAAATGCTGCAATTAAGTTTAGCCCATCCTGTATGGGCCCAGTTGACATCGTTAGTCTTTAAGGATATAATTATAATATGAACGAAGAATTTGAAGAGATCCTAAAGGACATTCAGAATA